TAGCAAAGATTTGGAAACATGTTTGGGTAATGACGGTCGCGCTTTTATGGGCTCGACTATGATAAAGGACCCAAATACTGCAAAGCTTGGATCGGTGATCCTTCACAACTGCATGAATCGTTCTGCATGTCCTCCGCCGAAAGGCAAGGCCGCTGCAGGTTCGTTAGTGCTGGTTGTGTCAGAGGAGATGGTGGCTGACCCTAAAGTCAGCAAGAACATTGAGTCGGCAATCGCTTATGTCGGCGGCCGATGCGAGACACTTTTCTCTGGTGTGTATGTCAGAAAGAATGTGCCCGGATTGATTGCGATACTAAGTATGAATGGATTGGCGACATGAAGATTACAAAACAACAACTTAAACAGATTATCAATGAAGAAGTTTCAAAGATAGTAAACGAAAATCAGCCTCGTAAGAGCCGCGCGGATATTGAAGCCCGCGATAAACGTGGCTATGATAAAGCTGCGGCCGGCATGCCATCGCTTGATTCGGCGCGCTCCTTAAGCTATAGTGTCGTTGAGGATGAATTTGATGGAGGACCCAGAGTCGACATCAAATTTGATAACGGAGCAAAGTTTTCTTTTGAAGATATGATAGGTGATTTAGAAGGCCAAACCTTAGACTTTGGTGACGAACCACCCTTTAAATTTAGTATCGATTTGTTTGATGGTGAGCCATGGAAGATGATCGTCAACGGCGTGGCTCCGGCATATATTGAAATGTGGGCAGAAATGCACAACATAGAGGCGAGTGGACGAAGCGTATGAAAACTAAAAAAAACGAACTTAGACAGATTATTGAGCAGGAGCTTTCAAAAGTTCTTGACGAACAATCCAAGAAAGAAGAACTTAAGGGCTACCTAAGTGATGTGTTTTTTGAGCTTGAAGACGGCAAGGGTAACAACTTTTTTCAAATTTTAGAAGATGAATTGCTGGGAGGTTTTTTGTCACCTCAACGGGAAGTCATTAAAGATGGAGTAATGACCGTGATACTAAATTACCTCGACGAGATGGAGGTAGTGGTCCCGGGAATTAACGAAAAAAAAAAGTATAAGAAATCTTTTTATACTGCGAAAGACAAGCGCGCCGAATATTTAATAAAGAAGGGTGTTCCCGAAGAACAAGCTTATGGCGTCGCCGATAAACAAATGGCAAAAGCCGGAAAGAAAAAGAAAAGAGGTAAGAAATGATGGCTAAGGCTCAAGCTTTCATGGATACATGGTTGGCAAAACTTACTTCCCGCAAGTTAATGGTATGGCTTACAGCAACTGGTCTTACATTGGCCGGCCATGTCACGAGTGAGGACTGGGTTATTATTTCTGCAATTTATATCGGCGGCCAAACTGTGATTGATGGCATTGCTAGATTGCGAGGGTATAATGATTAAAAAGCAAATTATAGAATTTGCTCTTAAAAACTGGAAAGCGATAATCATTGTAGCACTCTCTCTTGTGATAGCGATGAAAAGCAGATATGATTATGGTCTTATGCAAAAAGCATATGAGACCCAATCAGACTCACATCAGGCCCAAATTGAAGGTCTGAAAGAAATACACAAGAAAGAAATTCGTGAGAAACAAAAACTGATGGAAAATCACATGGAATCTATAGCAGCCATCGAAGAAGACTACGAAAATGCCTTGGAGATGATTGAAGAATTGCGAGAAGACAAAGCTGGCAAATATAGAAACAGATTCAATAACGATAGAGAGCAGCTAATTAAAGATATAGAAGAGAGATTTGGTATTCAATATGCTCCTTAAGCTACTACTAATGCTAACCATGACCGCAGGGGCTACGGAGCCAGCCAAATTTACTATACTAGAATATAAGCAACCGGCGCCGTTTGCTGGAATCTTATTTGACGAATACGCCGCTAGCAAAATAATGTCTGATTACGACATATTCAAATATTCATGTGAGATAAAGACCGACTATCAATTAAAGATTCAAAAAGAAGAATACGAATTCAAATTGGAAAATATAAAAATAGAGCACGGAGCCTTAACAGATGAGTACGACTTGTTTATAATACAAAAAGATAAAGAAATTGATTTGTTAGCCAATGCTCTAAAAAAAACTTCACCCCGTTACAAATGGTTGTATTTTGCTGGTGGGATCCTCATTGGTACTGCGGGTTCGTATGGCCTGTATAAAGCGATAAAATGAACAAAAACAACTTAAACAAAATAGCCGCAATAGAAAAGGCCATATGCGAAAAGTATGGAGAAGAAGCGATCCAGAATCCCCAAGCTAATTGGACGGAAGAAAAAGAAAAAGATTATCTTGAACAATTAAAAGGATTTTATGACAAGACTCGCAGGTCTGAAGCATGGGAAGAAAAAATAGACATTGATGGCGTTAAAGTGTCAAAAAAACTACTTAGTAGAGAATCTTTAAATAATTGTCCTGTCTGCGGAAATCTTCCAAAGATATCGATGGATGATGTATGTCTAGTAAAATTTGATTGCTGCAGTTTTTGCTATTTCAAATATGTCGATGGCAGAGAAGAAAGATGGTCAACCGGTTGGCGCCCCGAAATTAAAAAGGATAAATAAAAAAATGGCTACAGTATATGAAATTATTCAAGGTCTTTCACAAGCAGCAGCAAACGCTTATGATGGAGCTTTAAACGAAGAAGGCGAAAGCGTGTTAGCTGGCTTGAACAGGGAGGATGGAAACCCCCTTATCGATCGCCGAGTAATAGATGGATTTAACGTTAGGTTTTTTGGCAACAAGATGATCTTGGCGTATCACTCAGAAACAAAATTAAAAGAAGTTTATAAGCGCGGCTTTGAGGATGATATCGACCAAACTTTGAATGACGTCGCATCTTTTTTAAAGAAAGAATATAAGAGTATTACCAAGAATTCTGTTTCACTAAAACAAGAAGGCGAGACTGATATCCGCGTCGAATCATCAAGTAGAGTACGCACATGGGTTACCGCGGTGCGTACATACATAATTGAAGGTGTAAGCACGAAAACCACAGTCCCTCAGTATTCTTCCGACACTTTGCAGGATGGGTATAAAAAATTCCTTGAGCTTGGTGATTGGAAAGGCAAACGCCCCGACAACGACACGCGTTCCAAAGACGGTGAACAATAGTCATGGAAATCTCTAAACAAGAACTAAGAAAGCTTGTTGTCGAAGAATATTTCAAGGAAGAGGCTGGCATATCTATAGCCCTTGATGAGATTACAGACAAACAAAAAGATGAATTTATAGCTTGGGTGAAAGGTGGCCCCCGTCCTAAGTGGGCAAATGACGATCTTGGCAAGAGCGGAAAACCGAAATCGGGCCAAGCGCCCGGCAGCTCTAATACCGATCGATCAGCTCAAACAATGCCAATTGGCATGGATGTCCCATCAGACGATGCACCAAAAGAAATGTCAGTGAATGATATTATTGACAATATTTATGGCATGATCTCTTCATACCCCGCAGAAGACGTAAAAGAAATATTTCAGATTGTTTTCGAACGATTGCCGGGCGTAGAACTGTCGGATCCCGAACCCCCGGGCCAACCGCCAACTGAATACGGCGGCGAAGAATTAGAATTACGCCAGAAGCAAGGCCGCAGAATTGGATACGAGGAAAGTAAGCAGCTTGCAGATTTGATGGGCTTGATAAAAGAAGTCATGATAGAAAGCGGTTTTTATTCAAAGGATAGCCGCGATTAGTCGTAAACAAATTGTACTGGCTCTAAAAAATGTATGAGTTTTCAATTAGACAAAAAACAAAAGGTAAAAGAAATATTAAAGTGCGGCAAAGATCCGTCGTACTTTCTTAAAACATATGCGCGCATATCTCACCCGATGCATGGTCTAATACTTTTTGATACGTATGAATTTCAAGATCGGTTATTAGCAGATTTCAATGATTACCGCTTTAATGTAATACTTAAAGCACGGCAGCTTGGAATCTCCACAATCACTGCCGGCTATATTGTGTGGATGATGTTGTTTCATCGCGACAAAGCTATTCTTGTTATGGCGACTAAGTTTGCCACAGCCGGTAACTTAGTAAAAAAAGTAAAGAACATCATGCGCAACTTGCCAGACTGGCTTAAAATAGCTACTATCACAGTTGACAATCGAACTTCTTTTGAATTGTCTAACGGTTCATCAATCAAGGCAGCTTCAACTTCCGGTGACGCCGGCCGCTCAGAAGCTTTGTCTTTGTTGGTGCTTGATGAGGCTGCACATATCGACGGCCTCGATGAATTATGGACCGGTCTGTACCCAACACTTTCAACCGGTGGTAGATGTATAGCACTTTCAACACCCAATGGCGTTGGTAATTGGTTTCACAAGACATGCGCCGACTCTGAAGCGCGAGTCAACAATTTTAATTTAACAACATTGCCGTGGGATGTACACCCAGATAGAGACGAGGATTGGTACAAAAAAGAAACTAGAAACATGTCCAAAAGGCAAATTGCACAAGAGTTAGAGTGCAACTTCAATACTTCTGGCGAAACAGTTATTGACCCAGACTGTATGGATTGGCTTTTATCTGGCATAAAAGAACCAAAGTACCGTACTGGTTTCGATAGGAATTTTTGGATTTGGGAAGAGTTTGATCCAACATGCAACTATCTTTTGGTAGCTGACGTGGCCCGCGGGGATGGCGCCGACTATTCCACGTTTCATGTCATAAAGCTAGAAACCCTGCAAGTAGTGGCAGAATACCAAGGTAAACCAACTCTAGACATGTACTCGACTATGCTCAATCAAGCCGGCGCCGAATTCGGCAACGCAATGCTGGTGGTGGAGAACAACAACATCGGATACTCCGTGTTAGGTAAACTAATAGACCTAGGTTACCCCAATCTGTACTATTCTGTAAAATCTTCTCACGAGTTTGTGGAGCAACACCAAGCGGAACATCGCTCCAATGTTGTGCCGGGGTTTACCACATCAATGAAAACACGGCCACTAATAGTCGCCAAATTGGAAGAGTTTATCAGAAATAAACTAATTACGGTATATTCATCTCGTTTAACTAATGAGATGAAGACTTTTATCTGGAAAAACGGAAAACCACAGGCCATGAAAGGTTATCACGATGATCTTATTATGGCACTGGCTATCGCTTGTTGGGTAAGAGACACAGCAATACAGAACAATGCTCGCGAGTTAAACTATAAAATGGCATATGCAAATTCAATCGTCACCTCAAAAACTTCTTTTAATACCAAAATTAAAGGACAAGAGGGCTACAAAAAAGATAATATATTTGATAAAATGACGGAAGCGAAAAAAATGTATGACCAATTTAAATGGATAATTAAATAACAAGAGAAAATAGATGCCACCTAACCAAAATAAAAATAACCCAGCCAACAGACAATCACAACTATTCATAGCTTTAACGAGATTGTTCTCCGGCCCAATAATCAACTATAGATCGCAAACTGGGCGCAAGATTAGAAGACAACATCTTGATAAGTTTTCTTCTAGATTCAAATCTGCTTCCGGCCAGCAGTTCAAAAAAACACTCTACAACCCGTTAGACACTATTGCAACAAATGCAATTCAAAGTCAACGAAGAAATGAGAGATATGTAGATTTCGATCAAATGGAGTACATGCCAGAGATCGCATCAGCAATGGACATATATGCCGACGAGATGACCACCTTCTCAAGTCTTAGCCCGATGTTGAAGATTCGCTGTGCGAATGAAGAAATAAAAGCAGTCTTAGATATCTTATTTGACAATATACTGAACCTGCAATATAACTTGTTTGGGTGGGCTCGCACGATGTGTAAGTATGGCGATTTCTTTTTATATCTCGACATTGATGAGAAATTTGGTATTAAATCGGTAATAGCGCTCCCGCCTCAAGAGATAGAGCGCCTTGAGGGGCAAGACTCTACGAATCCAAATTACGTCCAATACCAGTGGAATTCTGCCGGCATGACTTTTGAAAATTGGCAAATATCTCATTTTAGAATTTTAGGGCATGATAAATATGCCCCATATGGTACCTCCATACTTGAACCCGCTAGAAGAATTTGGAGACAGCTCACGCTCGCAGAAGATGCTATGATGGCTTATCGAGTGGTCCGATCATCAGAACGTAGGGTGTTCAAGATTGATGTTGGCTCGATACCACCACAAGAAGTCGAACAATATATGGAAAAGATTGTAACCCAACTCAAAAGACATTCCGTGGTCAACAAGGATAACGGCCGCGTTGATTTACGTTATAACCCGATGTCAATTGAAGAAGACTACTTTATCCCGGTTCGCCCGGGCTCGGTGACTGACATTCAAAATCTTGCCGGCGGGACGAACACAACCCAGATTGACGACGTTAAATATTTAAGAGACAAGCTGTTTTCGGCTTTAAAGATTCCACAATCATATCTCACAATGGGAGAAGGCGGGGAAGAAGACAAAACTACTTTAGCCCAAAAAGACATAAGATTCGCCCGCACAATACAAAGACTACAACGAGTACTTGTCTCAGAGCTAACTAAGGTTGGTATCATTCACTTGTACACTCTGGGTTTCCGCGGCGATGACTTGCTGAGCTTTGACTTGACGCTAAACAATCCTTCTAAAATTGCAGAGCTTCAAGAGTTGGAACACTGGAAGCAGAAATTTGATATCGCTGGTTCTGCAACAGAAGGCTATTTCTCGCGACGATGGGTGGCGGATCAGGTATTTGGATTATCAACGGAAGAATTTGCCAGAAATCAACGTGAGATGTACTATGATCGCAAGCATGATGCCTCCCTTCAAGCAGTTGCTGAAGCCGCGGCCGGCGCGCCTGCTATGGGCGGCGGTGGGGATTTAGGCCTTGATGCGCCCGGCGGACCTCCGGCTGGTGGCCCTATGGAAATCACGCCCGGAGAGGCAGACACTGCACTCCCAGCGGATACTGGTG